TCTATCACAATTCCAGTGAGCGATATAACAGGGGTGACGCCTACGGCGATTACAACTTTAGATGTATACTATAAAACTGGTGATGCAACAGTGCCTAATGCAACAGGTGGAACTGGTGCTGGTACTGGAAAAGTAGAATTAACTTGCACAAGAGGAAAGCTAATCGAAGTAATGGCTGAAATTGCTTCACACGCTAACTCAACTAAACCAGCAAATTCTGGTTTAATAATTATGGGGGACGCAGCTACAACTGGTTTTGGTGGTGAGGCTCAGTCTAAATTCTTCTTTAGTAACAACGTTACAGCTAACACTATAACATAATTGAGATTAACCGCGCAAGATTTGCGTGAACTAAATATCCTTAAGTACTACAGGCTCACACGAAAGTGGGCTTGTAAGACTTACGGGTTAACAGATGCAGATTTAGAATTATTAATTTATTTAGATTGTAAAGGAAGATTTACACGACAAGGTTTTAAAGATGGTACCTACACAATGAGTTGGGATAATAATCGTTGGGTAAAACTTAAAAAAGCAGGTTGGATAGAAACCTGGAGACACAGAAACAGAACAACAATAAAATACTCGGTGTTTAAAACATCATTCAAATGTTCTCAGTTGATAAGTAGAATATATAGGGTGTTGTTAGGTGAAGAAGATTTACCAACATCAGAAAGAAGTGTTTTTTATAATAACAAATCATATACCGATAAGGTTTTTAATAAATCTATAGATGATATGATTAAAGATAAAGACAGATAATATGGCATTTAAACTAGGGTCATCACGTACACCGGCGTTTAATAAAGGGCAAGTCAAATCAAGATTGTCGTTTAAACAGTCTGATGCATCTATACCAGGAACACCTGTGTTACGCAAGGATCTTGGTAAGGGTATATTAGGTGAAGCTAATAACGATGGATCTATATTTATAAGTCATAAAGTTGAGCCAGGAAGTGACCAAGAAAAACACGTGCTGATGCACGAGATGGTACATCAAACAGATATGAAAATTGGAAAGTTAGCTTATAATGATAACTACATTAAGTGGAACGGAGAAACTTACGAAAGAAAAAACGGAATGATTAACTACAATGGCGAAATGATACCAGAAGGAAGCAAAGAGTTTCCGTGGGAAAAAATGCCTTGGGAATAAAAATAAAAATGGAAAACAAAAAAGGATTCAAAATGAAAAACATGGCTTATTGGAAACGTAAAAACGCCTTACCAGGTATTAGCCATGAATCAGATAAAAACATGCCTGATGGTAGAGCTAAATCTTCTCCTTTCCAAAAAAATGGAGATAATTTATCTAAAGCCATGTTAGACGCTGCTATTATTGGTGGTGGCATGACCTCTAAAGGCGTGAAAAAAAATGGAGATAATGATTTAAAGAAAAATAAAAAAGGATTTCCTTCTGAAACTAAAAAACCACGTAACTATGAAAAAGAAGCAATGGTTGGTGATATAGGAGATCAAATTGATTTTTTAAACGAAGATTACCACAATCATGGAAAAATGTCTAAGGCTCAATACGACGCTAAGATGAAAATTTTAAGAGCAAAAGAAAAAGCAGCAATAGAAGCAAACAAACTTAGATAATGAATATATTAGGAATGCTTACAGGTGGAGGAACTAAAGACCTTATAGAAGGTGTAGGTGGAGTTATAGACGACTTGCACACTTCAGAAGAAGAAAAGTTAGCTGCTTCACAAAAAATTAAAGAACTAGTATCAAATTACGAAGTTCAAATGGAAAAAGAAATCTCAACAAGATGGAATGCAGATATGAAATCTGATTCTTGGTTGAGCAAAAACGTTAGACCATTGGTTTTAATATTCTTAGTTATAGCAACAGTGTTATTGATATTTATCGATGCTGGTGCTATCAACTTTACGGTTGAAGCTAAATGGACTGATCTATTACAATTAGTATTAATAACCGTGATCGGAGCTTACTTCGGTGGTAGATCACTAGAAAAAACAAAAAAATAAAATGGGACAAAATTCAACAGAAGTCGCTTATGGCTTTGGGCAAATGGGTAGTGGACATATAAAAGCTTCTGCTACAGATTTAATGCCTCCAGCAGGCTCGGTTATAGTAGCTATTACAATGCTTGACGACGTATCGTTTGAAGTTTTAACTGCAGACACACATCTTAATGGCCCTAACGTAGCAGCCAAACAAGGTGGTGATGGAACTGCTTATTTTGGAACTGGATCACAAGTGTTAGCCAATGGTATTGACGCTGATGATACAGATACCGTAGAAAGTGTCGTTGTGGCTACTAGCGTAGTGTTTCCTAAGGGACTCACTATATATGGTAGATGGACTAGTGTTTCACTAAATGCTGATTCAACGCACGGCGTAATTTGTTATTACGGACCTGCTTACGTAGGAGCATCTGCACCAGCTATATCATAATGTTAGGATTAGGCGTAGGATTTTATAAATTAGCGGGTAATGATTACATAAGCGGGTTAGTAGCCCCGTCAACAATACCTAATTTACACCTTTGGTTAAAAGCAAACAAAGGTATAGTAGGTGAATCTGGCGGTGATAGCGACGCGGGTACTATGGCTGACGGTGAAGATATTACTTCGTGGGCTGACCAATCCGGCAGGGGTAGACATGCTTTAGGAGACGATACAGATTCTAAAAAACCACACTGGGAAACTGATGCGGCGGATTTTGGAGGATTAAGATGGCCAGATGATACCGCTGATACCCACATGGATCTAACGCCTGAAAAAGACATTAAAATACTTGCTAATACAGATTTTACCATCATGATGAGAGTGAAATTATCAGATTTTACTACAGATATGGCGTTACTTGGATCTGCTGCTCAAGATATTGTTAAGTGGACAACTAACAAAAGAGTGGCTATATTAATAGCAGGTGCAGGGGCGACTGTATTTGAAGAGTCCTCAGCTAGTATAGCTACTGATAAATATTACATTCATACAATTACAAGAACCGATGGTTCTACAGGAAATATAACATACCACGTACATGGCGGCGATTCTTATGATGATAAGTTTTGGAATGACGATTCTTCAACTCGTCGAGATAGCGATGAATTTGATATAACTAACATAGGATGTGGTGCCGATGGAGTATTACCAGTAGAAGGAGTGATTAAAGATGTTTTGATTTGGAATGGAACGGCTTTAAGCGACGCGCAAAGAAGTGATATGTACGCATATATACTAGGACAACAATATTAACAATTAACTTAAATTAAATAAAATGGCAAAAACAAAAAAAGAAACAAAAAAAGTAGAAAAACCTACAAAAATTAGTAATGAGCATTTAAACAAAATGCAAGAGATTATAAATAATCTTAATAGAGGTCAAATGGAAATAGGTTCCATAGAAACTAGAAAACACGCTGTACTGCACCACGTTACTTCGTTTCAAGATGAATTAGCTAAAATGCAAGAAGAGTTAAAAAAAGAATATGGTACGGATAATATCAATATTCACACAGGGGAAATAAACCACGAAGATGTCAAAACTGATTAGAAAAATTACCGTAGGTAAAGACTATAAAAACGACGCCATGCACTACGCTGTTGGACAAGAGGTTTATGGAGGACATACAATATCTGATATTATAGAAGAGAAAGATAAGTATTCTATTTACATAAAGAAAAACAAAGATGTCTTACCGTGGAAAGACTTTAACAAGAACATGGCGGTGTCTATAGAATATAACTTAGAATACTAATGAAAGCGCCTTTTGACTTTGTTATAGAGCCAAAAGGAAACAGATATAACAATACTAAGAAAGTTGGGAATAAAGATCTTATTTTAAATACAGAAGTTTATAACCACCAATTTGTAAATAGAGAAGCTATTGTTAAATCTGTTCCCACGGCTTTTGAGACAGACATAAAACCTGGAGATACTATTATAACGCATCATAATATATTTAGAAGATGGCATGATGTTAGAGGTAACGAAAAGAATAGTAGAAGTTATTTTAATGAAAACACTTATTTTGTAAAAAAAGATCAAGTGTACTTATATAAAAGAAACGGCGAGTGGAAAACACCGAAAGGATATTGCTTTGTGCAACCAATTAAAGATAGGGTTAAGTTTGGAGTTGACGAAGAAGAATCTTGTGTAGGTATTGTTAAGCATACTGATGGTGTGTATAGCAAAGGAGATCTGGTGGGATTTACACCATTTTCTACTTATGAATTTATAATCGATGGTAAAAGATTATATAGAGTTATGACCCAATTTATTACAATTAAATATGAATATCAAGGAAACGAAGAAGAGTATAATCCAAGCTGGGCAGAAAGCAGTGGAGGAATTAATCAAGGTGGCTAAAGAACCTATTGTTGATTCTGGAGATGATATTACTGCTGATAGACTAAAGAACGCTGCGGCTACTAAAAAACTAGCAATATTTGACGCATTTGAAATACTTACAAGAATTCAAGAGGAAGAAAATCTACTTGAGGGCAAAGCACCTGAAGAGAGAAAGGAAGAAGTCTTTAAAGGATTCGCAGAAGGTAGATCTAAGTAATGTACAAGCAAAGTTTAGTTAACACGGTTGAACCTATAAAAAGAACCACTATTACCAGAATGAACAGAGGTAAAAAGTGGAAGTACGGTTACAACAAAGAACACGATTTAATAGTGTTGTCTCACAATGGGATTATAGGTGAGATCATAGAGATACAAAACTTAATTATAGCGCTACCTAAACCACCTAAAGAAGTATACAAACACGAGAAAAACAAATGGGTGAGGCAAGAATACCCTAAAGAACTTAGTCGTATTAAAAACATATTCGATTGGAGGGGTTATCCGGAAGACAGTAAAGAAAAATGGTACGATTATATAGACGGAGAATTTAAACGTCGAGACGAAGGATTCTGGTTTATAAATAATGGTAAACCAACCTGGATAACTGGTACGCACTATATGTATTTACAATGGAGTAAAATTGACGTTGGAGCTCCAGACTTTAGAGAAGCAAACAGATTGTTTTATATATTCTGGGAAGCTTGCAAGGCAGATAAAAGATGTTACGGTATGTGCTACCTTAAAAACCGTAGATCTGGATTTTCTTTTATGTCAAGCGCGGAAACAGTTAACTTAGCAACTTTAACAGGAGATGCTAGGTATGGTATACTTTCTAAAACTGGTTCTGATGCTAAAAAGATGTTTACTGATAAGGTAGTTCCAATTAGCATAAACTACCCATTCTTTTTTAAACCTATTCAAGACGGTATGGATAGACCTAAAACAGAATTAGCGTATAGAGTACCGGCGTCTAAATTTACAAGAAAAAAAATTACAGCTAACGAAAAGTTAGAAGATATAAAAGGATTAGATACAACGATAGATTGGAAGAATACTGGAGACAACAGTTATGATGGAGAGAAATTAAATCTATTAGTACACGATGAAAGTGGTAAATGGGAGAGACCTGATAATATATTAAATAACTGGAGAGTTACTAAAACATGTTTACGACTAGGTAGCAGGATTGTTGGTAAATGTATGATGGGCTCAACTTCAAATGCATTAGACAAAGGTGGAGACAATTTTAAAAAATTATACAACGCGTCAGATGTCACATCGCGAAATAGAAATGGCCAAACAAAGTCTGGTTTATATTCTTTGTTTATCCCAATGGAATGGAACTACGAAGGATTTATTGACGAACACGGATACCCAGTCTTCGATAATCCGGATAATGACATACTCGGACCAGATGGTGAATTAATTGATATAGGTATAATAGAACACTGGAACAACGAAGTTGAAGGGTTGAAATCTGATCAAGATGGATTAAACGAATTCTATAGACAGTTTCCAAGAACTACAGAGCATGCGTTTAGAGACGAATCTAAAAATAGTATTTTTAATCTCGTTAAGATATACGAACAAATAGATTACAACGAAGGAATACGTAGCTCATCTATAGTATCTACTGGAAACTTTCAGTGGGTGAATGGAGTAAAAGACACACAAGTTATATTTTATCCAGATCCAAAAGGTAGGTTTAAAGTTAGTTGGTTTCCGCCCTCTCACATGCAGAATAAAGTTGTTATGAAAAACAACGTAAAGTATCCTGCAAACGAACACATGGGGGCTTTTGGTTGTGATAGTTACGATATATCTGGGACGGTAGATGGAAGAGGATCCAACGGGGCTTTACACGGTCTTACTAAGTTTTCAATGGAAGATTGTCCACCTAACCATATGTTTTTAGAGTACGTAGCGAGGCCTCCAACCGCTGAAATGTTTTTTGAAGATGTACTTATGGCCTTGGTATTTTATGGGATGCCATTGTTATGTGAGAATAATAAACCTAGGTTATTGTACCACTTAAGAAGAAGAGGCTATAGAGGTTACTCTATGAATAGACCAGATAAGCTTTGGAATAAATTATCTGTAACAGAAAAAGAAATAGGTGGAATACCTAATTCAAGTGAAGACATTAAGCAAGCTCACGCAGCTGCTATTGAAATGTATATACAAAGTCACGTGGGTCATTTAGGTGATGGAAATTATGGAAACGTATATTTTAACGAAACGCTAAATGATTGGAGTAGATTTGATATAAACAAAAGAACTAAGTTTGACGCAACAATAAGTTCTGGATTAGCTATAATGGCGTGTAACAGACATTTGTATAGACCAAACGCTAAAATTGAAAAACAAAACTTAAACATAAGTATTGCTAAGTATTCTAATAGAGGCAATACTTCAAAGATAATAAAGAATTAATATGAGGGAGTTTCCAAGTCAAGTAGTTAGTGATGTAGAAAAAATAAGTTACGAATATGGACTTAAGGTAGCGCAAGCTATTGAGGGCGAATGGTTCGATCAGGATAACTATACTAATAGATTTATTCACGGTAGAAACAACTTTCACAACCTAAGGTTATATGCTCGTGGAGAACAATCAATACAAAAATATAAAGATGAACTTTCTATAAACGGCGATTTATCTTATCTTAATTTAGATTGGAAACCAGTGCCTATTATTTCGAAGTTTGTAGATATAGTAGTAAACGGTATCGCGGAAAGAACATATGATATTAAAGTGTTTTCTCAAGATCCTTATGGAGTTAGTAAAAGAACTCAATATATGGATAAAATTATGGAAGACATGAGAACCAAAGATCTTAAGGGTTTTATTAAAGAAGAGTTTGGAATGGATCTATTTAATAAAAATCCAGATTTGTTACCAGATTCTCAAGAAGAACTAGATCTTCACATGCAATTAGATTATAAACAAGCCGTTGAAATAGCAGAAGAACAAGCTATAAACACATTGTTAGAAGGAAATAAATACGAACTTACAAAGAAAAGATTTTATTACGATCTTACTGTCTTAGGTATAGGCGCGGTAAAAACTTCTTTCAACACGTCTGAAGGCGTTGTTGTTGATTACGTTGACCCTGCTAATATGGTTTACTCTCATACCGATTCTCCTTATTTTGATGATATATACTACGTAGGAGAGATTAAAACAATTCCAGTAAATGAATTGGTAAAACAGTTTCCACATTTATCTAATGAAGATTTAAAAGAAATAACAGATAAAAACAACGGAAAAACCACTAGATATCGAAACGAAGAAAGTGACGATAAAAACAAGATACAGGTTTTGTATTTTAACTACAAAACCTACATGAGCGAAGTTTATAAAATAAAGGAATCTAGCAGTGGAGGAGAAAAGGCTATAGAAAAAAACGATTCGTTTAATCCTGGTGAGAATCAAAACTTCAGTAGAGAATCAAGAAAAATAGAATGTCTATACGACGGAGCTTTAGCGTTAGGAACAGAAAAACTACTTAAGTGGGAAATGTCTAAAAATATGATGCGTCCTAAAAGCGATTATACTAAGGTTAAAATGAACTACGCTATTTGCGCTCCTAGAATGTACGAGGGTAGAATAGAATCTTTAGTTGGCAGAATAACAGGTTTTGCAGACATGATACAACTTACACATTTAAAATTACAGCAAGTGATGTCGCGTATGGTACCAGACGGTGTGTATCTTGATGCTGATGGACTTGCTGAAATTGATTTAGGCAACGGAACAGCATATAATCCACAAGAAGCTTTGAACATGTTCTTCCAAACTGGTAGTGTTATAGGTAGATCATTTACCAGTGAAGGTGATATGAATCCAGGTAAAGTACCTATTCAAGAAATTCAAAGTGGATCTGGTGGACAAAAATTACAATCTCTTATAGGTAATTACAATTACTATTTACAAATGATAAGAGATGTGACTGGATTAAACGAAGCTAGAGATGGTAGTATGCCGGATCCAAAATCGTTAGTTGGCGTGCAAAAAATGGCTGCAGCTAATTCTAACACAGCAACAAGACATATATTACAAAGTGGACTTTTTTTAACCTCTGAAGTTGCCGAATGTTTATCTCTTAGAATATCTGATATTATAGAATATTCTCCAACTAGAGACGCCTTTATTCAATCTATTGGAGCACATAATGTTGCCACCTTAAAAGAAATGAGTCAATTACATTTATATGACTTTGGTATATTTATAGAGTTAACTCCAGATGAAGAAGAAAAAGCTATATTAGAACAAAATATACAGGTAGCGTTAAGTCAACAAAATATAGAACTTGAAGATGCTATTGATTTAAGAGATATAAAAAACGTTAAACTAGCAAATCAACTCTTAAAAATAAAAAGAAAAAAGAAATTACAAAGAGACCAGCAAATTCAACAAGAAAACATGCAAGCTCAAGCTCAAGCTAACATACAGCAACAAGAAGCTTCCGCTCAAATGGAAATGCAAAAACAACAATCTTTAGCACAAACAACTATTTCTATAGAGCAAGCTAAATCTCAATTTGAGATTGAAAAAATGTATCAAGAAGCTGAGGTTAAAAAAATGTTGATGGAACAAGAGTTTCAATACAACATGCAGTTAAAAGGTGGGGAGCAACAACAGAGATCCGCTGGTGAAAAAGAAAAAGAAGATCGTAAGGATAAAAGAACAAAAATACAAGCGTCACAACAAAGTGAACTTATAGACCAAAGAAATAACAACAAACCACCTAAAAACTTTGAATCATCAGGTAATGATATAATGGGTGGGATTGGAGATATGTCTAGCTTTGGTCCTAGGTAAACTAATTATTAACTATTATTATATTATATTATGGCAAAAAAGAAAAAAGAAGAGCCAGTCGTGGATAACGAAACTGGTTCATTAAAAGTAAAAGAAAAGGTAGAAAAACAACCAGATGGTAACGAAACAAAAGGAAACGTTACTAAAGTTCAAGAAAAAATGAAAATGAAACCTATAGTTGAAGAACAAAGTATAACTAAGGTTAATTTAGATAAACCACCAACACCAAAAGAAAATGAAGAAATTAAAGAAAACACAGCTAACGACGGAGGAGTGGTTGAACTCATTGAAGATACCCCTACCTCACAAGAACAAGAAAAAATACAACCGGAAACAGAAACACAAGAAGTTCCAGTTGTAGAAGAAGTAACAAACGAAGAAAAAATAGAGGAAATAACTGAGGCTGTCGAAGAAGCTATTGTTGAATCTCAAGAAACAGGAGTTGAACTTCCAGAAAACATCCAGAAACTAATGAGCTTTATGGATGAAACAGGTGGAGATTTAAACGACTATGTAACGCTTAATCAAGATTATTCAGATTTAGACAATCAAACTCTACTAAAAGAATATTATAAATCTACTAAACCACATTTATCAGAAGACGAAGTAGACTTCGTTATGGAGGATACGTTTGCTTATGATGAAGAGGTAGACGAAGATAGAGAAATAAAAAGAAAAAAATTAGCGATGAAGGAGCAAGTTGCCGAAGCAAAGCTACACTTGGAAAGTGTAAAATCCAAATATTACGAAGATATCAAAAGCGGAAGTAAGCTGACTGAAGAGCAACAAACCGCTATGAAATTCTTCAACGAACACAACGAGAGATCAGAAGTAAATCAAAAGATGTTAGATATTTTTAGATCTAAAACAGAAAATGTTTTTAACGACAAGTTCAAAGGTTTTGAATATGAAGTTGGAGACAAAAAATTTAGATTTAACATTAAAGATACTGACAAAGTAAAAACAACTCAAAGCGACATTAACAACTTTATAGGAAAGTTTCTTAATAAAGACGAAGTAATGGAAGACGCAAGGGGTTATCACAAAGGACTTTTTACCGCTATGAACCCAGATCAAGTTGCTAATCATTTTTATGAGCAAGGTAAGGCTGACGCGCTAAAAGACAGTATTGCTAAATCTAAAAATGTTAGTATGGATCCTAGGCAAGCACACGTCGAGAACGTGAATACTAGTGGTTTTACGGCTAGAGCCCTGAATGATGATGGACCTGATTTTAAGTTTAAAATTAAACAAAAATAATAATTTAAAAAATTAAAAATGGCAATTACAAACACAACTAATTTGAATAGCGTACCAGCGGCTAAGCCGATGGCTCTCGCAACAAATTACTTAGACTTCAACACAGACATGGGTTGGGCTCAACAATTTTTACCAGATCTTATGGAAAAAGAAGCAGAGGTATTTGGTCCTAGGACTATATCTGGATTTCTTTCACAAGTAGGAGCTGAAGAAGCGATGGCTGCTGATCAAGTTATTTGGTCTGAGCAAGGTCGTTTACATTTATCTTACAAAGGACACGTTCAAAGTAACGCTGGTGGTACGGCGTCTGGAGGTGAAATCGAAATCGAAGTTGATATCGATGGAAACGATGTAGGTTCTGACCACGGTATTAGAGTTAACGACACGGTTTTAATAGCAAACTCCGAAGGAGTTGTAAGATGTTTAGTGACAGCTACTGACACTACAGACATGATTGACGTACAACCTTATGATTTTGCATCTTTAAATACCGCTGGTTTATCAACTACTGGTGGAACTGAAACTACAACTATATTGGTTTTTGGTTCTGAATACGGAAAAGGTGATAGCTACAACGCTGCTGACGGTACTACTACTACTGATTCAAGAGGTGCTAACCAACCTTCGTTCAAAACTTTTAGTAACAAACCAATTATAATGAAAGACTACTTTGAAGTATCAGGTTCTGATACAGCTAGAGTTGGTTGGGTTGAAACTACTTCTGAGTCTGGACAATCAGGATACATGTGGTACTTAAAAGCTGAAGCTGATACAAGAGCTAGATTTAACGATTACTTAGAAATGTCTATGTTAGAAAGTGAACTAAACTTAGTTGCTTCTGGTATTGATGGTACAGCTGTTATTTCTGGTTCAGCTGCAGGTGCTGGAAACGTAGGTACTGAAGGTTTATTTGCTGCTATCGAAGATAGAGGTAATTTAACTTCTGGTGTTACTGGTGTTAACGCAGCTACTGATTTAGCTGAATTTGACGCTATTTTAGCTGAGTTCGACAATCAAGGTGCTATTGAAGAAAACATGATGTTCGTAAATAGAGCAACAGCTTTGGCAATCGATGACATGTTAGCTTCTATGAATTCTTATGGAGCTGGTGGTACTTCTTACGGAGTGTTCAACAACTCTGAAGACATGGCGCTTAATTTAGGTTTCTCTGGATTTAGAAGAGGTTCTTATGACTTCTATAAGTCTGATATGAGATACTTAAACGACAAAGCTACGAGAGGTGGTATTAATTCAGCTAACGCTGCTAACGCGATTAGAGGTATTATTGTTCCAGCTGGAACTTCTACTGTTTACGACCAAATGTTAGGTAAAAACTTAAAGAGACCATTTTTACACGTTAGATACAGAGCTTCACAAACTGACGATAGAAAAATGAAAACTTGGGTTACTGGTTCTGTTGGAGCTGCTACATCTGCTTTAGA